CTTGGCCCACATCCAGGCATCAAGCCGGTCTGCAAAGCGTAGCCTTTCATATTCGTCCGGCGTCAATTCGGGCAGCCCCGGCCAGATACGATCCAGCGCGGCCCGCTCTTGCTCGTGGATAACCGTTGCACCCTTTGCCGGGGCTGGCACATCCCCGACCACGGATTCCCCGTCATCATGCACCAGCGCCCATTGCAGCAAGGCCTTGGAGGCATCGGGCCATAGCTTGAGGATGATGCGCGCGACCCGCCCGCCGTGACCCGCCAGCGTGTCAACCGTCTGCGCCAGATCCGGGTTGGTATGCCAGCGCCGGACAAAGCTGGCGCGGAATTGTGCATCTATGTCAGTCATGATTGCCTACTACCTCACCGCCGCAGGCCGCGTAGCCCGCAACGTCCACCCAATGGTCAGCGTGTCCCGGTGTGGTCTTGATCCGGGCCAGTTTAAGTTGTATCATCATCACGGCCACGTCAGACCGGCTGACAGGCGTGCCGATGTGTGCCGACCAGTATGCCGCCACCAGCCCGAAAGAGTCCTCAATCTGGCCATGCGTGGCGGCCCTATCGACCATGACGGCCTGTCGCGCTGCGTCCAGTATTTCTGTGCGTTTCATTTAATAGCCTCTCTCATACGGTTGGTTATCGCGTCGGCCTGCGCCTGAATGTTTGCCTCTTTCATACCTTTAGAACGCATGGCCGCCTTATCTCCACCAGCACCATTCCGTTGCGCCTGATGATTTTTGCGTCATCTGATGTTAGTTTTCGCGTCCGGCAAAACTCGCGCGCCAATGCAGGAGCGTCGTCGCTGTCGGGTATCTGGTGAATGACTGTGCCGGGCAGGATCATATCATCGGTTCCGATGACGGCTGGTGGTTGTCAATGCGCGCCGATGCAATGGCAAAGTAATCCGCGTCCATTTCAATTCCAGCGCCGCCCGTTCGGACAAGCCCTTGCACTGGCATATGTACTGTTGTATTTGATTGGTCATCGTCGGCTTGCCTTCCAGGCTGATGATATGGGCGGGTTGAGGTCGTGGTGTCCTCCCCGTCCAAACTTTATAGGAACAAAACCACGGGCGCGTCAACGAATTATTAGCTATGCCGCGCTATGCCGTTCGGGTAAGCCATTCAGCAAACGCCTCCTTTACCGCATCCGCGCCAAGTGCCACGCAGGCAAAACACCCCACATCCCGCGCCGCCTCAAGATATTCAACCTGCCCCGGTTGCCACTTGCTCAAGGTGTGGTCACGCCGCTTCAACTCGCAAACAAAAGTAGGCGCGCCGGGGATAATTATATCACTGGCCCCCGGCGTCATCCCCTCGGCCTTGTGCCGTGCCAGCGCGCGAAACTGCCCCCCACGTAGCTGCTGCTCGTTGCGCGGGTGGATGGCAAGCACGCGCCACGCTGGATCCTCACGCCCAAGCCAGTTGAAAAAGGTCATCTGCTCAATGCTTTCATTGGGACATTCGCCGCGAAAAGATTGATCGCCGTAAACCGGAACAGGGCACTTATTCAGCCGCATGTTGCATTCCTTCTGGTAATTCATCCGCCGGGCGGTTGTATGCAAAAACCCGGTAGAACCCATCCGCGCTTTTCTGATAGGTCACGGTAGCGGGTCCGGTTTCCTCATCCACGCGTGCCTCTTGCCACATCTGCCAATCCCGCTGCGCCCGTGAAAAGGTAGCCTCCGGCATAAGCCATATTGAAAAACTGCGATACGGTGTCACGAAATCAACTCGCACAGTCTTGTTGCCCCTGGCGCTCACGCCTTCCAGCATGGCCATATTCACAACCCGGTCTGTCTGACGCTGAAACGGGTCTCGCTTCATTGCTTTGAAGTCGCCTATCAGTTTGTCGTTCGGGTCAACAATCTCTCCCCTGCATTCAATGCAATACCGCGCTGCAATATCATTCGGGGCCTCACAGTGCGGGCATTCCTTGCTTGTCCACCGGTACGAGCAGCGATCATGTTTCCCGCCGCGCACCCGAACTTGCCCCCAGCACCGCCGCCCGAAATGCGCTGGCATTGGCCCGTATTCCGTTTCGATCAACGCCCCGTCCGCATCCAAGCAATAACCAGCGGCGTCCACCTTTATGTTCAGGCCGCCGTCTTTTCCAATAAACTCAGGCCGGATCACGAATGTGTTCTCATATTCACACAGTGGACAAACAACGCAACGGCTACCACTCTCACCCGGCAATGCGCCAACTTTGACAGTGGGCGAAAACAAGTCGCCATCGGGGCAGTGGTCATCCAGATTGGTCGTGTAATCCAGCACAAGCGCATCCACCTTGCCGGGGCTGATCCGCAACCCGCGCCCCACGATCTGCTGCAACAGCCCTACGCTTTCCGTCTTACGCAAGATCGCAATCACATCGACATGAGGCGCGTCAAACCCCGTTGTCAGCACCGAAACGTTAACAAGGTATTTTATGCTGCGCGCAAGAAACCGCGCCAAGATGCTGGCACGCTCCTTCTTTGGCGTGGTGGCCGTCACAATGGCCGACAAGTGCGGCGGCAGGCTGGCCAGAACTTCCTTGGCGTGCTGCACCGTTGCCGCGTAAATCAACACTCCCTCGCGGTCCCGGCTTTGCGCCACCACGTCTGCAACAATGGCAGACGTTTTGCGGCCATGCCCGTGATATGCCTGATCTACCGCCGCCGCGTCAAACTTGCCCATAGCGTTCGCCACCAATGCGTTGGTGTCATATCCGTCCGCACCGGTCGCGCCGATCACAGGCGGCGTGAGATACCCTTCCTCGATCAATGGCCGGGCCTCTACGCGATACACCGACTTTTGAAAATACGGATCGCGGCTTGTGCTGTCACTATTCACGTGCCCGTCCGGCCATTCTCTAAAAATGTAACCACTGCCCAGCCGATAAGGCGTGGCCGTCAGGCCCATGACGCGCAGGTTTGGATTGCCCATGCGCATTGCTTCGACAATGGCCCGCACCGTCGGCGTGATCCCGTGGCATTCGTCAATTACGACAAGCGCGTAACTGTCAGGCCCTTGGCGCTGAAAACGGCTGATCTTGTTTTTGACCGTCAGCGGCGATCCAAACACAACCGGGTGCCGCAGTTCCTTGGCCCCTGCGCTGGCGCTGAACATGCTACAAGGATTGCCGGTTGCAAGATACTTGGCGCGGTTTTGCGTAACCAGTTCTGCGCTTGGCGCTAGGCACAGTATTCGCTTGCCAGTGCGGTCGTGGATCAGACGCGCCACCTCGGCAATGATGTGCGACTTGCCGCTGCCCGTGGTGGCGTCCACCAGGAACGGGTCAACGCTTTTGCGCATCCAATCAGTCGAGGCGTCAACAGCGGCTTGCTGGTATGGGCGCAACATCACCCGATCCTCCACGACACTGACGGCTTGCCTCGGTATGGCTCAAGATCCACACCCGGCGCATACTTGGCCAGCGCCTTGGCATAGGCAACAGCGCCAACCCGTTCCACCCGCGTGACATTGCGCCCGGCGACTGTCGCGCTTTTACCATTGGCCAGCCCTATGATCTGCGCCTTCACTTCGTCCTGTCGTTCCTTCGCCCGATCAATGGCCTCGGCCAAGTCGTCATATTCCGCCATCAAACGCGCGGCCTCTGGCGTATCAACCTCAGCACGCAATGGCTCAAGGTGCCGCTTGGCGTTGTCCTGCCGGCGTTCCTCTAAGTATTCGTCCCAGAACTCACGCAGCTTTGGCAGGTTCCTTGCCCGCCACGCGCTATCCGGCAAGACCCGCTCAAACGATGTGTTGCCCGGTGCCCATTGGTAGAAGTCCCACCACGCGCGCTGCGCCACCCACATGGAAAACTGCACCTGATCCATATAGTGAGGCTGATCAGAAAGCGGCTTGAGCGCATCGCCCGCAGCCATCTTGCGCTTGCCGAATGGGCACTTGATCTCAACACCACCGACAAGCCCAATAAGCCCGTCAGGACTACACCCTGCCCATTCGTCGCGCGTCAAAAAACCCTCGGCCTGCACCGCGTTGCCGGTTTCCATTTGATATTCTGCAAGCGCGCCGTCCTCGTTAAACACACCGTATTCAGTGGCAATGTTGCCGGTGAATTCGCTTTCGGCCCCGTGCCAATCCCGCACCATTCGGCGCATGGCCTGTTCGCGCGTCATATAGGGCGCATGGCCAAGGATTGCTCCAACCATGCTGGCCGTCACCCTCCCTCGGCGGGCTTCAAACCATTCTGCGGTGCGCTGTTCCATTACCATTTGCTCCCAAATACGGCGGCGAATGCCTCGTCAAGAATCTTGTCCATTTCTTCGCGTGTCATGTCGCCACCGGCTTGGCCAGCAGGTTGGTAGTAATTTCTGTAACGTCCATTGTAATATCCTCATGCGGTGTGTTGCGG